ATTTTTTTTTTTTTTTTTTTTTTGCATAAGTGACTCAGCGTCGGGTGTGTCTGCAAAATTTACACACCCGAAGGCAGCGTTTTCCACTACGCTGCTGAGCTACGCTAATAAAGTTGTGACTACGAAAAACCCTGGCTATGCCAGGTAAAAAATTTCATCATCAAAATTAATACGGCATAGCTCAGGGGCACAAAAGTACTGCCCCCCGTGTCAGCCACCGACACGTGGATTTTGTTTTTCCTGCTGGAGAATCGTATAACTCCACATTTTCTGTGACGGGGTGTCTGTCCCCGCGAGTCCCGCTCCTAAGAGGAAGCAGGATCAGACTCCTGAGGCACTCGCCATGCCACAGGCGCTCCAGTGAAGAAACCTAGATTGAAGTCTTCACCGACAGAGACGAAACAATGAATTGCTGCTGCATCAGCAGTAGCCGCCTCCCAGATAGTTGACATCCAATGGTATGAGGTAAAACCCACTCCACTGCCTGTTAGATTCGCCTTCTTGGCAGGAAAGAATCGAACATTGGCGTAGAAGGGTATTTCAGCCTCAACGACTGGATTATGTAAAGTGCTGGTAACAACAGCACCGTCCCAGGTATGGGGTATGAGAACTACATTCTGCCGAACACGGTCGAATTGGTTCCCACCCCCTTGTGTGATCATCGCAGTTTCCTGCTGATCATATGGACCTACGGACGATGCATCGCGAGTAACCATCATTAAAGATGTTTCCTCAGTGTTACCACCTGTCCGGAAGTACTTCCAGCGCAAACCACCTCTCCTACATGTGAATGCAGGAGTAATGTAGTTCAACAACGTCATCTTACAATAGTTGTATGGCGTTGCAGCTGCTGGTATAATAGTTTCGTGCACAGCCCCAGGTGCATAACCTCGATAGTATGGAAAATTGCTATTACGCAAATTTATCAACGTCGAAGTTGTAATTGCACCGGCTGATGACACTGCCGAGTGATAGTTATACCGTTTCAAACATTGCCGAAATGACGTTACTGGATCACCATAATACACACAAATTGTGTGATCTTGGTCAGACAACGTCGGGGCCATCGTTTGTGACGGTTCTTCTTTCATCGGTTCATCTTCACGCTTCGTGAGATCTGCATCGGGTTGATTCATTGGTTGACCATCGACTTCAGCCATCTGAGGGGAGAAAACTTCTCCCACCTGTGGCTCAAACCAAACCAAGTCTTCGATATCCCTAGAATCAGGATCGAATACCTCAAAATCATCCCCAGCAGACACAAACACGTTCACTTCAATATCATTATTGGCAGTGGAATTGGGAACAGTCAAATCATTCACCACATACACCGAAATAATACCATTCGCATAGTTACCTGGATCAGCTCCAAGAGCTGAGGTACTATACGGTATGGCACTCTGTATTGGGTTGCGATGATTGATAAGACTCTTCTCATGACCCCAACCAATCGCGACAGTGAAATCTCGTTCTTTTGCAAGATCGATAATGTACGTGTAATTTGTGTTATACTCATTGGTAAGAGGATATGAAGGATCGTATGTGATCTTCAAACGTCCTTTGTGAAAGGACGAAGCAACGACCTGAAATCGAAACTTCATTGTTCCTCTCCACCGGCGAAATGGAAGAGCAGCGAAACAACAAGCGGGCATATGAAGCTCGTCATTTGTTCCTGAAAGCTCATTCCACAACACTGGTGAAACCTCTGAGTTCCACAAAAGTGTCTCTGCAGAATCTGCTACAGCCCACCCGAACTGCGTGAGAAAAGACTCTCGTTGTGCAATGGATTTAATTGTCATCTCATCCGTTGAACCGAGACCCATCACACGTGGATCGATAGTGAGCTCTTGTTTGACATCCAAGGTTAATTTCTGTGACGTGTCAGGCACATTGGTGTTAGCCATGTTACCTAACAATGTTGGCTTATACGGAATGATATCCGCAAGCTCGACTGGCCTTGAATAACCAAACATCGAAGCAATACCTGATACAGCATTTGCTGCCATCGCCGTAGCTCTGGCATACATTCCTATACCAGGTATATTACTTAGAGCGCCCGCAGCTTTGGCAACAATGCCTGCTGGGCGCGATATCGGACCCGTACCATATTCATCTTTGGCTTGTGGAGTAAATACCTCTCCCATCTGCGGTGATAGAGCTCCTGGCTCATTCGCCGTAGGAATGGAAAGAGATACCTCCTCAGCCCAAGCGAAAACTGATACAATAACTTGATCAGTCGCTCCATTGGCATGCTTCAAATTCTGCATACCATGAATAATGATATCGCCCATTTCTCTCCACTCCTGATTGGGAATACGCAATGCATTCTCATACCAAACGAATGGAAGAGTAAGGGTACCACCTTGACTGGTGGTTGGGTCCAAATACACATGTGGACGTTGACTGGCAGCTACAACATCTTGAATGAAGAAGGGACGATCCTTCGTAAATGCATCCAAGTTATGTAGTGGTATATACGAAGCGATTGCCCGCCCGTAATGAAAACCATTACCATTCAAAACTATCCTCACTTTCAACTTACAGCGCAAAAGGTTAAAATTTGTGATACGATTCAGTACCCTGGTGTTTTCAAAGAAATCCTGCCAGGGATTGAATGTTTCAAACAGATTTGTTCCTGTTGCCCAACTGTATGACTGAATTTTTACTGGACGGGAAAAGAAATTTCCCAAATCAGCATCATTTGTGTCAGCAATGTTGAACGTGGGATCTGGCATACTGTCCACTGTGTAATCCCATTGTGGAGTCTGATCACTAAAATGTACATTCTGGTGCTGGGACTCCAAACTCTCCTCGTTTACTGTTACATTAAATTTATTACTATTATTGTTCATGTTAGCAAGTCATCATTAACGCTTCTATGGAAGACTCAATCCACAGAGCGTGTGTCAATCTTGCGTATGGCGAATACTCCCCTAAATAGGGGTACTTTGCGAGGAAAGTGCCTCTCTCTGCAAGCCTATGCTCAGTCCTATGATCGACTAGTTGGACGAGCACGGTCATCCAATACAGAGAGCCCCCTTTTGGTTTAATTAGACGTGGTGGGATACGCCCAGAGGGATGCATTTAATGTCTGCCCAAGACTTAGCCGCCTATGCGTACTTTTCTTTCCACTTTTGCAACCTGTCATCATAACTTTCATGAATAACAGTGCAACCATGTGTAATATCAGCACGTTTTGCGACCTCCTTCATCTGCTCTCGTCGTGCCTCATAAACATCACGTCCATGAGAAAACCACTCACGCAAGCCACCATCAATATTCTGCATGGCTTGTTGCTCACGTGTAATGGCTTTTGACTTTAGAACGGCATGGAGACTCTTAAAGATTGAATCTTCATCTAGTGCCCCCATGATCATTTCTGTGTCTTCGCTATATACATTTGCACGCTTGAGCAGATCTGCCTCCTCATCAATCATATAAGGAGTCGGTTCCGACTCTTTGTCAGGCATTGTGAACTTCATATCATGCTCCTCCAAGAATTTTGCCACTGCAATGTGGTTAAATTCAGGAAAATCAGCATGAACAGAACTCTTCGCATCATCACCGTAAGTGATAAGCGAACACACATCACGAAATGCAGGAACGTTTTCACGATCCCTGTAAATGTGATAATATGCACACCTAAACAAAAGAGCGTTCACAATGGAGTTGATATATACAGTGAGGTTCTGTCCCGAAGGATTGGAACCATAATGCTGAATCAAATCTCCATTGTACGCCATCAGTGGATAGCAAATATCAGTAGCAATACCTTCCATGATAATCAAATCACGTTTGGTGTAGCCACATTCTTTTGCAATATCCATCATGATGCGGAACGCAACGAACATCACTTGTGCTGGCATGCGTAGATCGTACTTGCTATAATCCCCAGCAAGAATACGATCTTTTCCAAAACGCATAACATGTTTGGCCAATTGATCCCATTCGGGACCTTGAGCATTGACACCAACAGCACATTCTGATGAAAAAGGCAGCATGGACAATGTTCGAGCAACAGGGAGATAATACTTACGCACCAACAATTGTAGTGCAACAGGTGCTCCCTGAAAAACTCTGACCTTGTCCTTGGTCAATTTGGTGGGTTCATCCTTTAAACATGCTTTAAAGATAGGATAAGCTCGTTCTCCTTTTAGATAGAGCTCTTCCATCTCATATGCATGATCCCAAAATCGCTGATCCAATACAGCGGGACACTGATGGGTAGGATGATCAGTCGGATCCAATAACGTAATAAAATTTGATTTTGGACCAGACAACGGATACCCAATTGAAGTTGTGGGCGGCATCTTATCGATGAAACGCATTCCATCAATACCGCACACAGTCTCCATTTCCGTTAATGGTTTGACTCCCAATTTCAACGAGGGAATATCATCCAGTGCCCTAAGGAAACCCTTGATATAATCATCAGCCGCAAGTTCCAACAATGAACCCTCAATTCCACATGAGGGTTTAGTCGAATATTGCAAAGATGCTTGCCATGGGTATCCTTTGCGGAATTTGGGACCCCCCCATTTCTGAGGTACCCCACACACGTCCTCCACGTGCTCCGAAATGACAGTTGGTTCGACATCAGAGTAATAAGATGCACGTCCTTTCACTTGGCCATAGTACTTACAATTAGTACCTTGTGGTAAAAAGTTAATCGGACTCTTAGGATGCACGTCAGTGTTCTCAAAAAATTGTATATCATATAATTCTTTTGGCATAGTACCAGAACTTTTAGATAATACAACTCCGGGAACCTGACGTAAAACATCAAAAGCGCTATCAAACTCACTCTTCAATAACAAACCACTACATCCTCGCGTCTCGCCATTCTTACCTCCTAGGTGGAATCCACCAATTAGAGGTCCTTTGGTCTCAGTAATCAAAGGAGCAATACACAAACCTTCAAAAGTTTCAAACTTTAGGTTGTATTTTGCTCCGAAAAATTCTGCTGCAAATGTAACAACTTCACCGACATCCATCATAAGTTTTGATCCCACACAGGAACCATCCTTCTTTTTGAATGTTAAACGAGCTGGAACACTGGCAAAACGCTGAAGAGGAAAGTAATCTGTCAAATCCTTCCAATCCCCACCATTGGGGACCCATACCACGGACAAATCGGTATTGGGAATGTCAATACTGAACTTACGATACAAAAAGCATTCAAAATTTCCACCAATCAATGAAGGATCATGACGAGTGAATTTTGCTTTAACATCGTCAGCCTTCCACATGTGACGTGGAACAATAGCGACATTCGATTTTGGAAAGAACGCATCACACTCAAAATTGCGCACTCTTCCCTTATCTGTCAAGGTAATAGCCATATGGCAAAGATTATCTTGAACCATCTTCTCCAAACGATCAGGAGTAGTGGTCTTAGATTTCTCACTACACGGCATTTCAGAAACCTTAACACCAGCCCATGGATTAACCTCGGCATCTCGCTCAACAATATCTTCAACAGATTTTGGAGCAAGATTGCCTTGTGGAACAGGAACGACTTTAAAAGCTTTATAAATCTGTGCCATCGCATACAAAGCTGCAACAACAGCACAGGCGCCAGTAATCCACTTAATGTGCCTATCACGGTACATCTTAAAGACCTTTGGCATAGCTTTATTGTCCGCTGCAACCTCATCATACATCTTCTTCTTCTCAAATTCTACCACTCCGGCAATCCCCATCAAAGGAAATACCAGGGTTAGTAAGAAAATTCGATGAATAGAGATAGCATAGAGGATGCAAATACCAATCCACATAAGATGATTGAAATAAGAGCAACGAATTCGTTCGCGCAAGTCCCTCTCTCGAGTAAACCACACGATATTCTTCATCCACTCCTTTTCAATCCATTCTTGAGGAACCCAATTTGTCCAACACACCCAACGAGAGTTTTCGAGCCAATCGAGACGCTTCAAAAGCATCTCGACCGATTTCTTTTCAATCTCGTCAGTCCAATATGCGATCTTCGGTCGCCACCATCTGTCCCACCGACGAATGCGTGGCAACATTGCTGCAACCACACGTTCACCGATTTGGTTATCAAGAACTTCTTCTTCCTCCTCCTTATGATGAGCCTCACATCGTGTACAGTACCCTGTCACACAACGAGCATCCATCTTATGGAAATAGGAAATGTTTTCTCGATCACAAACACAAACGTCTGGTGTTGGAAATCGACATTCTGGACAGAGTTGAATTTGCTTATCAAGGTTGTTGTTCTTAGAAACTAACTCCTTCTGACTGGCATAAAACTTGTTGGAGTCTTGTCCAATCCAGCGAATCAACTCGGGTAATCCAATATCCTTGAGAGGTCTTCCATACTTGTCAATAACGACCTCCCATCCAACGGTTGCTGCTTTTCCCTTCACTTTATGCGGAACAGGGAATGACTTTTCGACAGTAATATCCCAGAAATCTGGGATCAAAGGTGATCCATTCGGAAAAGCAGCACGAACCTTATCTTCATTCAACATATCATGCACCGCATACTCAGGCTTGACCTTGCAAGTTAGAGTAATACGATCACGACGTGTAATAGAAGCAGGTTCGTTGGAATAAACGGTGGCGCACGTGTCCTTTACGTTCTTAGTTCCAATAACAACTTTAGGTTCTACTGAAACCTTCCCTTTCATGTCAGCTTCGGCCATATTCGCATACATACGAACATTATTGACTAGCTGAATCATTAGGGATGTAGGAGCACGCTCAACGAAATCGGCTTTTGTATTGCCGATATCGTCAATCAAAACACCATTTGTATACGATCGGAAATTTGACATGAATTTGTCAGCTTCATTCAAAGTGACAATTCTATCATCAGAAGCACAGAAATTGTTGTAAAGCAACGTAGTTACCATCAAAACGTTGGCAATAGTTGACTTTCCAACTGCTGTTCCTCCAAAAATTCCAATCGAATATGGTGCTTCGCGCAAACCGCCTTGTACACGAGTCTGACGAAATGTTGCTTGCCATTGACGAAGAACCTCAACCTTTCGGCTAAGAATGTTCTTCTCAACAATACCTTTACAGGTGGTCTTCAACATTTGTGCCTTCTCAATGCACTGCGCAAGAAGAGCCTCATAATCATTTTCGGACATATCTTCAAATTTCTCGAGATTACCGCACTTGGCATACTCGTGACAACGAAGACATTTCGAATAGGCTTCTTCAAATTCCTCATTTTCCATGTTACCATATAACAACGGCTTAATCGATCTCCGTTCAAAGCAAGCATATCCACCTTCAACAAAATACATGATGGTTTCAAATGCTGCATCTACAAGATCAACAGCTGATGCATGTTTGGCAAATGCGCCAATGGAAAACAATTTCATGCCTCCAATTCGGAAATCAAGATCGGCAGAATCACATAGTCCTAGAGCAAGACAAATGCTCAGGACATGGGAAATCTTCTTAAATCCATCATTCCGAATAACTAGAGACCAATTCTCTTGCAAATCCTTAAGCAAGAGAAGCCACTGAGGCTTTTCCTTTTCTGACTTGACTCCAAACTCTCCAGTCTGCGAGTCAAATTCTGCACCCAACAATTCAGAGATATAGTTAGCAGCAGTGTTAGCTACTGACTTAGAATACTCTGTTTTAAGATACAGAAATAAAGTGGCAAGAAAAGCTGATACATCCGTACATTTCGAAGCAGCAATATAAAAAGCTCCCAAATTTTCGATTCGACTCAACATCTTATCATCAATGGGAATACCTTTCACATTTGCAAGCTTTGCGAATGCAGTGGCAATTGCAGTAGAACCAATCTGCGGAGTAAAAATCTCCTTTGGCTTCTTCTGCTCTTTCTTCCTAAAATCCCGACCTCCTCGGGAAACCTTTTTCGTACGCTCGATGACACGGGCATTTCGGTTCTTCATCCACTGAGCACGACGATCTTCCTTCGTAGGAATCTCGCCAGCTTGTGGAGAAAATCGTTGAGCTTGAGCGGATACTTGGAATTTCCGAAGCATCTTATTCGCTCGTTGAATACGAAAAATCCTCTTAATTGCTGTGACTGCTCCTCGAATGAGGCAGCAGCACCAAACCACAATCATCACCCATACAATTGGAACAACCATTTCCCAATTGTCTCCTCCAAGGAGAAGAAAATAGGCGATCATCCAGCACTTCAACAACCACAAAGGAGGTAAAGTCTGGGCATCAAATGGGGCAAGCCTTTGGCATACTTGCATCTCCCGAACACAATTTCCGTGATTGCTAGCCTGATAAATAAATGTCATGCTGTGTTCAAGATAAAAGGAACGTAGTCCCTCGAATTACTGATCAAAAGATCAATCACTTACATCAAGTCTCAAATAATGTCTCATAAATCGTCTTACGGCAAAAGCCAGAGTTTCTGTAAATACCCCAAACATAGCGATAAAATTATTGACAAAATATCAAAATGATGTCCTAGAATTTGTTTACACAAAGTAGCAAAAGTGCCTTCATCGGGTGCCACCCCTCAGTACACTTAATTCTGCGTGACTACCGGAACAGATAGCCTAAAACAAGTTTCACTTGACCATTACGTCGGCCCATGCTAGTAGGGCATGTCTCGTACCGCTTACTCTCGGTGCAAACGCCTTCTCGGCGCTAAAGTGATCAATACAAAATCACAACAAATCGAGTCGAGATTATCAATCTCTGACCGATTGCCAGACAGGTCAGTCTTACCTGTACCGAATTGTGTTCTCTCACGAGAAACATAAAATGTGAATCTACAATCAAGTGCCGCCTTTCGGTCGGTCTCATCAAGAAAGTAGACGTGCCTTCAAAAGAAGGTACACATCAATTCGGTAAACATATCATTCGAACTTAGAGGCATAGTTCGTCAATGTTACCTATATTCAATATGTCATTCTTCATACGTCTGTCTTACGTCAGAAATGACTATCCTCATGACAGAGGGGGTCCCACTATCCCAGGGAACGGGTATGATAAAGATGAAATTGAAGTCAATGTAGCTGCTAATGCAGGAAGAGGGGGCGTCGTAACGCCCCAACTCACTACATAACAAGTACACTGGGCGTAGTCAAACGCCAAATACAACAATAACTCCACGTGCGCGAAACGCGCACGTGGAG